CATGTTGACTGCGCTGCTGTCGGTGCCGAGCTGGCCATAACCAACGATATCATCCCAGTGGTCGCGGTAATTAGGATCACCTAACAGAATCCGAGCAATCTTGACGGCCGTCATCTCGAGCGCTTCACGTTGTCCGTCGTTGAGCCTTTCCCAGTTCTTTCCGCTTTTAAAAACGTCTTTGATGGACTGGCTCATGGCGGATTGTTCGCGCCATACGCCGTGTGTTTTTTCGCGCTTGGAAATAAGTGTCATTTCAAACCCCATAGCTTTTTCAGTTGTTGAATAAATGTTATTTTTTGGTTCTTCACTTCGTACCAGCCGATCGGTTCCCCAGTCGCTTGGCGATACAAGATCTCCGTCAGAGTATCGTATCTTTCCTCCCAATCTTTGATGATCCGGCGCAGACGTTTTTCTTCTGAAAAAGTTCCAACGTCCGGTTGAGATTCGATGTTTTCCCAACGTTGTTCATCCTTTTTATGAGGTATAATTTCACGTTTTAACTTTGCGTTTTCAGCCATAAGATCGGCTACTTTACGCTGAAGTCGTTCGTAATCTAACAGTGTTGCCATTTTAATCTTTCCATTTGTAAGGATCGATAAGGGTAAAAGTACAACCGGCATTGGCTTGTTCATAGTATTGCTTGACGTCGATTGCACCAATCTCGCGCAGGGCTGCGACTTGTGCTCGGACGGTATAGCGCTTACTAAAAACTTCTTCTGCCATTTCCTCGTAAGTGCCAGAGAATGGCTTGTACCCATATTTATCGAATAGTTTAATCCAGAGGATCTTGGCTGAAGAGCCAAGACCCATGTCGTGCACCACCGCAAGGATGGTGTGCAGTTCTTTCATTATGCGGCTTCCTTTTTCTTGCAGACAACCTTGAGAACCTCGAAAGGCTTGCCTTCTTTGGTGCATGCCGAGAACAGCTTGAACTGCTCTTCGGTGATGCCGTAAGTGGCAAACAACTTGTCAAAATCCATCGTGGAACGCTGGGATAGAGAAACCTTAACGTCGACTTCGTCGCCGAGGACGATGTCGGTACCGAGGGCTACGATCTCGGCCTTGAGAGCCTTTTTGGCATCTGCAGCAGCCTTTTCAGCTTGGTCGAGATCGTAGTATTGGTCGGCGAGGGAACGGTTTGACATTTGAAATCTCCATCTAAATTTGGATCAGCACCGCGCTGATGTGATTACATATACACGGTCCGATTTAGAATGCAAACAAAAAAATGCATTTATTTAAAATTATTTTTTATCCTTCCAATATTTGTAATCTTCATAAATTCCAGTCGCTATCACCTGTGCTGTTAGGCCCACGAATACTGTGCCAAATGCGTAAATCATCATCATGTCGTTTTCTCCAAAGTTTTTCCGCTTCTGCCCTGACATGCGGTTTTAGCTTGTCGGGAAGGGTTGCCAGTACTTTCTGTCTCTCCTGTTTAGTTTCGGGGGCAAGAGTTTCGCATGCCGTCTCATAAATGTAAAACGAACATGCCGATTGAATGGCAAGTGATTGATCTTCCAATTCTATTTTGCCCGACATCACGTCGTCAATAATGTGGCTAGGTGGTCTTACGTTGACCCAAATATTCTTCGAAGGCGAGAATAGCTGCATCTGCTCCAAGGGCGACGCAGACGAATGACCCTGCTTTTTGCGCGGCATTTAAATACTCTTGTTGTCCATCTTGCCATTTAGATTTGCTGTGGTCCCGGCGTTTGATCTCGCAAACAAATGACGGGCTTCCGGGGATAATAATATCCGCTGCGCCTTTGGCCATGCCTTCGGCCTTTTCGATCGCAGCCTTGGCCCATGTGCGGATGCCCTCGTTGCGCGGGTGGATTGCGATGATCCCCCACGAATCAGGATAACGCATGCGTAGCCTTGTAAAGAACGTCACTTGCTCGACGCCTTCGCTTGGGCATTCGCCTTTGTATGTTTGATCGCCATACACGGCTATGTTATTTGGGAACTTCATCTGCCCTCCTGTTATATGCATAAACCTTATACCACTGACCTTCCTTCTGATAGGTAATGGTTTCGGGTTTGGTATCGCCTAGGCCCAGAAGCATGGCACGATCGGTGTATCCTTGCGACCATGTAGGTTCTTTTGGCACCCAGTACGTAAACGTGCGGTATTCTGTTACGGCGTTCACCAACCACATTGGCCTGCCGGCTTTGCTGATCGATGGTCTTTTTGAAAATGACATTACGCGATCGGTCTGGCGCCGCGTAGGATCGCTTTTCATCTCGTTGAACTCTGCGATCAGCTTCTCGTTCGGATCGACGATTTCGCCTTTGCACTCGCTGCAGTAACGCGCAGCTATGTCGTTGTCGGCTTCGCAGTGTGGGCACTGCTTTGTGGTCCATCTGTAGCCACACTGAACAAGTTGACCGGCAAGAAGTTGCTTTGACTGGCAACGACGGCCGTAGTGTGCCGGCACATCTCCATACTCAGAAGAGATGGTAACCCCATCAAGATCCGTAAAATAACCCGTTGCCGAAATATTAAATCCTGACGGATTGGGTCTGGCCTTAAATTCATTTTCTACCTCGCATGTTGGGCACCTGCATTTAAGATAATTGGCATCTTCTTTAAACCGCACGGCACTAATAATAGGATTGAACACGTCACCGTCTGAACAGTGACGCTCAATATTCTCGGCATAGTCTAGAACCAAACAATCGTCTTTTCCATCGCTCTTGCGTAGGCCGCGGCCGATGATCTGCTGCAACAGGCCAACTGATTCGGTTGCACGGAGCATGGCAATAAGATCCACGTGCGGGGCATCAAAGCCTGTGGTTAGTACCGACACGTTGACAATGTATTTGATCTCCCGCGCTTTAAATCTTGCGATAATAGCGGCCCGTTCTTGGCTTGGGGTGTTTCCGGTAACAATCGCAGACAGGCCCCGGGGCAGGCTTTCTAAGCATTCGTAGGCGTGTTGAACGGTGGCCGCAAAGATCATTACGCCTTGGCGGTCACGGGCCTGTGCAACCACATCTGCGATGATGGCAGAGGTTTTTCGGCCCTGCCCAATGAAAGCGCGATCGACGTCCTCGGCGTCAAACTGGCCGCGGCTGTTAAGCTCCATATCGAGGGTGTGATACGATTCGGCATGTATCCGACCGATGACAGGCCGCGTGAGGTACCCCTGTGCGATAAGCTCCTGAGCGGTAATGCGATCGACGCAGGCTGCAAAGTATGGTTTTTTTGTTTCCCGATCGGGAACGGGACTGCCATCGGGGCGGATCCCGTAGATATAGCCAGAGCCCATGCGGTAAGGTGTGGCGGTCATGCCGACGACGCGGACATTGGGGTTTTGCTCTCGCATGTTATCCACGATCGTGCGGATGGTTGGTGTAATGCCGTGCGCCTCGTCAATAACAATCATGGCAAACTGGCTGCCAAAGCGCTTGATCCTGTTAACGACCGTTAACGGTGTGCCAAAAACCACCGGGTGGCGCAGCGAGATCTTGCCGGCAGATGCGGAGAACAACGAATACGGATTGCCGGTGGCTTTATATTTTTCACTGTTCTGAACGACAAGCTCGGCGCTTGGCGCAAGGCACAGTACGTGTTTGCCACCTGACTTGCGGTGAATGGTCGACGCAATCTCCGCAATAATGTGGCTCTTGCCGGCGCCTGTGGCCGCTTCGATGCAGCAGGGTTCAGTCGTCTTGCTGATCCACTGGATTATCTTGTCGTGTGCTTTTTGCTGATAGGGTCGTAACATCAAGATCTTCCATTTTATTTAAATCTGATTGTGGAACCATCCACGCGGGGGCATTCTTGCTATTTGGGTCGTAAATATATTTATCTTGCTTGGCATCGTCGATGTAGATCCAGCCTGCCATTCTATATTCCGGCATGGCATTAATGACCAGAACAATAATTTCATTTTTAACGTCCCGATCGCGAACAATAAGCTTGCCGTGCTCGTGTTTGGTAGATCGGATTTGAACGCGTCCTACATCGGGATCTTTGAACGTGTTAAGGGTTGGCTCGTAATAAACGTTCATCCACTTGGCAAAAGCCATTTCGGCCGCTGCACCGTCAACGTCGATCTGCCATTGGGAATCGGTCGGCGAGTGCTTGTTTTGCACCAACCGCCCCAAAGACGAGATGCTTCGCATATTGCCAACCAGCCCGGCAACCATCAGCTCAGATTTGGTTAATCTTACAATCATCATTGCCCTACAAAAATTGTTTTTGTTGGGGATTCATTGAACAAATACCAACAACAATTATCTTTACCCGCGATATTACCAAACCATTTTACCCGGCCTATAGAAACAATTTTCTGGCACCGCGGAAGGTATGATGCAGCTTGTTTCGTATGCATCCAATCGGCGTCAAATAGAAACCACGACGGCGCCAGAAAAAAAGACCGCTCGATGATCTGATGAAGCACTTCCCGTCCCCAAGGCGGATTCGTAATGATGACGTCAGCGCGATTGAGGTCTTCTTTTTTAAGAAATGTCGCATCGAGTGGTTTCACAATCTTGTGTCTAGGTTCAACGTCATAAGCCGCCACGCATTTATGGCCATGCTTTTGTAGGATCTTAATCAAAGCGCCGTCCCCGGCACATGGTTCGGCGTAGTACGTTATCTTGTCTAAATGCGGCAGGAGAGGCAGAACGGCTTCTTCTGGCGTCGCATATAAATCAAGCTTGTGACGTTTGAAGTTGCTGCGTTTGCCCATCTAAATATTTCTCCGCATACGGAAATTCGCGTTCTTTGAGATACTGATCATAAAACATACGAAGCGCTTTTAGTGCCGTGTCCATGTAGCGCTGGTCGTATTCCACCACTTCAAGATCGTCGCCTTTGGGCGCCCACTGGTAAAAGTAGCAGATCTTGCGGCCGGTAACGTATAGCTGAACTTGCATCTGGCTATAGTAATGGATCTGCATTTTAGCTGTTTTAAAAACAGGTTCAGTTTTATCGCGTAGACCAAAAGGGCATTTGACTTCCAGCAGACCAGATGTCCCGACCAAACCGTCGGGCGAAGCGCCGAGCCATTCTTCATGGGTATAAAACCCGCATGGCTCGACGATATGGCCTGTTCTCATTTCAAATTGTGCAACGGCGCCGGCCTCATTAGTGGTGCCCCAGTCGGTGGCTATGTTGCCTTTAAACTCAGACGGCGCACCGTGCCAGTCACGCACCATGCGGCGCATGACATCGGCCGGTTTGGTAAATGGAGACACCCCGAGAATGGCACCCACTGCGGACCCTGTAACCCGGCCCTGACGGGCTTTAAACCATTCTTCACTGCGTTGTTCCATTATTTAATACGTTCCATCATCGCGTCTGCAATTTCAAATGCTTTTATGGCAAGTTCATCATTACTCCATGCGTCTTTAACCAAAGCTAAAGCAGCGATTGCAAATTGATTTCTTAAACTTGTACCCGAATGATCAATTGAAAATTCAATTGACTGCAAGGAACTATTTAATCTTTCCAATTGTTCTTTAATCTCGCCAAGAACCAAAACCTGTTCATACTCAGTCGACATCGATGCCATTTTTATCTCCTTTGTTGTCCCAACTAAATTTTGGTAACGATACCTTTGTATTTCTTGCTCGGGTTTTTACCCCTATTTTTTCTTTACCTTTTTGAGTCATCGTAGCTTCACTCATCCGCCGCAAATTTTCATAATACATTTTATCAAATTTAATTTGCTGCAGTTTTTTTCGCTCTTCTTCTTGTTGTTCAAGTTTACTTTTAAAATACCATTGTGGCATTAAACCCTCCTTTGTATAGGGACGGCCCGTAGGCCGCCCCCTCGACCGTTCGCCCCTTAGAACGGCACATCCTCGTCATCATGGACTTGAACAGGCGCCTTAGCCTTTGGTGCGGGTGCTGCGGCGCCAGCTTTAGGGGAAATAGACGAGATCCAATTACCCGTAATCTTGCCGTTGTCTCCCTCGATCTCATACGTCATGACCTTAATCTGCATCTGCTTGCCATGAAGTGTAGCAAGGAGATTGTCAGTCATAGGCTTGCCGCTAGAGAACATCTTGCCACCGGCATTGCTATCCATAACAAAAAGCATCTTCTTGGCCTTGTCCTTTTTGACGGCCGCATCCTTTGCGCGGGGATCGTCATCGAGGCACCAAAGCTTTTGGAACACTTTGCGGTTTTTATATTCCGATGGCGCCAATACGGACCAACGGATATTAATATACTGAAGCCCGTCACGATTGCTTTCGATCGAAGCGTTTTCAATATTGGCTACGCAGTTTGTATCGTTAGGGATAGGCTCCATTGAGCCGCCTTCGATCTCATACTTTGAGCCGGTTTTGGCAATATCGTCGCCGTCAGAAAGGTTCCAGAAACTCATTGCGCTTTCTCCTTCTTGGTCTGCGCGGTTGATTTAAGAGCGGGAATAAAATCAGCAAACGGATTAACGCCGGCCTTAACAATAATGGGCTCTGAGATCCCATAACGGTTTTTGGAAACGTTAGCCGCTGTGGCGTGTGTAATAAGAATGCGAGTACCATCGGAGATAGCTTTCTTCTTATTTTCATCGCCTGTTGTGAATGTTTCCAGCTTAAGGAAACCCACAACGTCTACGTCATCAACGTAGGCTGGGAGGCTCTTTTCGTGCAGACGTAAGGTGTAACGCATATAAGCGTCATCGTCCGGCGGTTCGATCTTCTGAGTGTCGGCGTGTGCAATAAACACGGTGTGCATGCCACGCTTTTCAGCCAAAATGCCGGCCGCCTTACGCAACCGCTGATGCATGCCAGACACGGCGTCACGGCCTGCACCGTAACCACCGAGAGCCTGTTGAATGCCCCGCGGCTTCTTAGGATCTGTATCGACGATGTATTGTGCGAACATACGCTCAAGAGCGGTGACGCTGTCGACGATCAGTGTATTGTAATCGTGAGGCTCGTTGATCAAACCCTTCAACTGATCCCACAGATCGTCAGGCGACGATAACAATGGGAACGCGTCAGGGCGCTGATCTGAAGGAATGGCTTGGAGGCCATCTTCTGCGCGAATCACGATTGGTTTTGGAAAAGACACGGCAAGGGTGGTTTTACCCATACCGCTATCACCACAGATCGTTACTATTACCGGACGATCAACCGGCTTCGATATACTATCTAAAATGCCCATTGGCATACTCCTCTGCTTCAACAGGGTTGACAGTACAGGGGTCGATGTGTGAATGTCAACACCGTTGTTGTTATTAAGGACACAAAGATGGAAATTTTTGACAAACCAGACCAAATAATTCGGTTTACGTTTGAAGAGCAATTAAAACGTATTCAAAGCGCTTTAAAGGATAGAAATCTCTCAAAAGTAGCTTCTTATACAAAATTGCATGAAAACACTGTTCGAGCAGTCGCGTCTGGGAAGAATGTAAATCCTACGTTAGAAACCGTAGAAAAACTTTCATTATATTTATTTGGTGGTGAAAATGAAAAATGATCAAAAATACTTTTTGTATTTAATTAGCTGCAAAAATCATGCAAAAGTTGGGATTAGTTCTAATATTGAAGCTCGATTAAAGTCTCTTGAAGCTCAAAATCCTTTTCCCGTAAAGTTAGTTACAAAAGTTTGTTATGATAGTAAAAAATCAGCATTGATGTGTGAACAAGAAATGCACAAAAGACTTAAAGAAAAAGGTTTTTTTGTAAAATATGAATGGTTTCAACCACTTGATATGGTTTTAAACGAATTTATCAGAATGCAAGACGATTACCATCCTGATAATTTAAAAAATATATCAGATGATATGGAATATGCGAAAAAGAAATTGGAAATTTTTTTGGGAAATTGGCCAAGCGCGAAGAAAAAAGATCACGTTCTTCGTGGGTTAGAAAGAAAAATAGATCCATCAAAGTCATCTTTATTTTTAAGATCTATTTTGTTTGGCAAAACAACTAAAATTGATTTAGCGTCAGTTGGCGTTTTAGATTTAGTAACAGAAATAATTGATACTTGGCAGGGGTAAAAGATGTCGAATTACCGGAATTTTTGGGAGGCCGGTTATCGCATTTTTGGCCTTCATCCAATAACAAAAAGCAATACTTGCGGCTGCGGCAACTTAAAGTGCAAAGCTGTTGGCAAGCATCCTGTTATGTCTGGATGGACCAATGTGCCTTACTGGTCCGAAGAGCAATTAGAAACGTTTGAAGAAACCGACCAGTTAAGTTCTGGCTATGGTGTTTTGGTAAAAGGACTATTGGTTATTGACGTCGACGCTCGTAACGGCGGCGTCGAATCATATGAGCGTTTGCTCATAAAGTATCCAGAAGTCGCCGGCGCAGGTTTGATCGTTCAAACAGGATCTGGCAACGGATCCAAGCACTTGTATTTCAAACTTCAAGAAGAACTTGCGCTTGTCCAGCACCTCGATGATTACCCCGGCATTGATTTTAAAAGTAGTGGTTTTGTCGTTGGCCCCGATTCGTTACATGCGACTGGCAACAGATATGTTACGTTGATTGGATCCCCCTCGGATATCGAGGACGCTCCGGAAACGCTTATCAGCGCTCTACGCAAGCCAGAAAGAAACCGCGCCACGTATGAGGGCCGCACGGTTGACGTATCGCCCACCGAGCTCGGCGACATGCTTTCGTATATCAACAATGACAACTTAGATTACGAAGTATGGATCCGAATCGGCATGTCATTGCACCACGCTTCGGGCGGTGCAGCATATGATTTGTGGAGAGCTTGGTCGTCGACGTCGTCAAAGCACGACGAAACAGACATGGCCAAGAAATGGCACAGCTTTGGTAAATCGGCCAATCCGGTAACGCTTGGAACGTTGGTTTACTACGCTCAAAAAGGCGGCTGGGAATGGCCTGTAACGTTCGTGCCAAACGAAGTGCTCGAGATCGTCGAGGAGGACGATATTGATTTGTCCGGCATCGATCTGCGCCGTCCACCGGGCTTCGTTGGCGATGTAGCCACATGGATCCACGATCAGTGCCCGTATGTGCGGGAGACGATTGCGGTCGGATCAGCGCTTGTCTCAATGGGCAATCTTGTTGGTCTAAAGTATATGGATCCCTTGCGGAATACGACGTCGAACTTAATTGCTTTCTGCGTCGCGGGGTCGGCCACCGGTAAAGAAAGTATTTTGCGCGGCGGCATCCAGATTATGGAAGCCGTTGATCTGCAACGTGCCGCTTATGGCACAATCAAATCAGAGCAAGAAATTGTCCGTAACTTAGTCGAGCATCAAGCGTCTTTCTATATGATCGACGAAATTGGCTTCTTAATGAAGAAGATCAAAAATGCACAAAAAGGCGGTTCCGCTTCTTATCTTGAAGCAATCATTGGCGTCATTATGTCAATCTACTCCAAAGCCAGCGGAACGCTGTTGGTATCGGGAGACGTTAAAAAAGAAATACGCAAAGCAATTTTGCAGGAAATCAACCAAGTTGAGCGCCAGCTCGAAGACGGTCCTAATCCGATTTTTGAAGCCAAGCGGGTACGTTTAGAGCAAAGCTTGGATCATATTAATGTTGGCATCAAGAACCCGTTTTTGTCTTTGATGGGTTTTACCACCAATTCCAATTTTGATGATTCGGTGGATTACGAGAACGCCACAAACGGTTTTATTGGCCGTTCGTTGTTGTTCATTGAAACCAAGACCGTGCCGGCAGAAAAGCCGGATTTTCAGCCGCGGCCGATGCCGGAGGTTATGAAAAATACGCTGCAGCAGATTTACATGGCCGGGTCATTTGATGTGATGGATCTTGGCCGGATTGAGAATCATGGGGATAAAGTTGCCATCCCTACGACGGACGACGGCTTGGCATTGTTGAAAAAAACCAGTCAGATTTTGCACAACATTGCAGAAGATCAGGCCGAACGGTCAGGCCTTGAAGCGCTGTTCTTGCGCGGCAAAGAGCTTGTGGCAAAGGTTTCGTTTATCTTGGCGGCGCCAGAGGGCATACGCACACAGGAGCACGTCAGGTGGGCCTATGCGCTTGTTAAGAATGACGTTGAAACCAAGGCTCGTATTGTCATCGGTAACGATCGGCAGAAAGACGCGCCAGAGGACGCCATCGTGTCAAGGATACAGAACTTGCTCGGCGATGACGGCGAGACGTTGGGGGTACTTATAAACCGCCTACGGCCCCACAAGAAAGACAACATCGAGAAGGTGCTCGAGAAGCTGGTCGAGCGCGGCTTGGTATTGGTTGACGAGCATCAGCACCCTCGTCGGAAAATCACAGTCAAACGTTATAGAAAGGCTAAAAAATGACAGGGTATGAAAGCAAGAAAATGGTCCGTTGGCTTGGACCATACCCGCCCGGAAGCCGGTATGCGGACACCGTAACGGTGGATCATATTATTGAGCTTCGTAAAAAGTTGGCCGAAGCAGAGCGCCAAAGGGATAATGCTTTGGCAGGCCTTACGGAATTACATCGTATGTACAACGATTTGAGAGGCTTAAATGAACAAAAGGGTTAGGGAGATAAAAGAAGTATTCTCCAAATGTGGAGCAGATATAGAAGAGATTCAACACACGTTCAGGCATTTTAAAATTTATGCCCGAAGGGGTACCCATAAAAAAATATTTATAGCATCGTGTACGCCATCGGACGGCCGGGGAAATCTTAATTTTCGGGGTGACGTCAAAAGATGGGTTAGGAGTTGCTTATGAGCGTGTGGTATATGATAAAGGGAGAACAGAGAAATTTTCTTATGGGCCCGTCTATGGTAATAGACACGGATCTAGAATTAGAAGAAGCCCAGAAGATGATTTTGGAATTAAAAAGCGAAATGCCGTTATGGCATTTTTGGTTGGAAGAACAGGAATTTATAGATGAAATTGTACCGCAGAGTGTTCGTCCCTAACCCAAGCTTTAGGTTCGACCCAGAAGAACTATCCAACCTAGCAGAAACGGTCGTGTACGTCAGCGACATGCCAATGTTTGATAATTTAATAGGTGACGAACACCTTCACCGCTTTGAGTATCGCATTGCCGATCGTATGGATGATTTTGATCCAAACGAAGATATCATCGCTTACTACGGCGACAGCATGATTTTTGCTATGATGGTAATGTATTTGTCGGACAACTTTGACGCGTTTGACATAGCCCGGTTCTCGTCAAAGAAGCAGGGCTACGTCATCCGCGAATTGTCGTATGCAAAGTTTATTCGGCAGGAATAGGCATAGGATCCACAGCAGGCGCCGGAGCGGCCGCGGCTTCAATCTGAGGCTTTGCTTGGCCATGCAGCAAGTTGATAACTTCTGCGACTTCGGCGTATGCGCCTGCGCCAAGATGCTTCAAAATAGCGTTAACGTGCAAGACTGTTAATTTAAGATCAAGTTCAAGATTTTCCATTATATACCCCTATTGGCTATTGCTAATGCCTTGGCGACGGTAGTGTCATCCAAGTTGAGTAAAGGCTTCGTTTCGTTGCCTTGTTCCTTTTTAATCCGATCGGCCATGTTGATCAACTGCATTGCACGAGCTTTTGGATCTTTACCAGCGCGGCCACCGGTTGCACGGCCAATACGGCCGCCATCCGCTTCCTGTGGCTGTTCTTGCGGCTGAGAAGACTGCAAAGCGCCGGTAAGTTTCATTAAAAATGTTTTAGCCACCGGATCCGTTTCGGTCATTTTTGATAACGTAGCAAGATCTTGAGGCGTTGATTTGGCAACCAAATTTAATACCTTGTTAGCGGTTGCTTTTACATTTGAATCTGACAAAGCCTTGCCTCCTGCCACAGCCATTGCCGCGGCTCCAGTCCCCAATAATCCGCCTGCACTTAACAAGTTATTGGCAAAAGCTGCATCCATCAAAGTATTATAAAGGCCAATGCCGGCAGGAATAACTGCACTTCCGATCGCACCTGCAGTTCCTATGCTTTTAGCACGTTGTAAAAAACTAGGGTTTTCTGGAGGATTGGCAGGTATGTTTAAACGCTTAGCATTATTTTTTAAGTCGGCTGCCAAAACTTGTCCGCGAACTTGATGGTAATCATTATCACCCATAATCATTTTGGCGCGGCTTTGGAAATTAATATCCGATGACATTTTATTTGCTATAGAAGATAAACCGTTTGGCTTATTTAAATCGGTATTCATAGCATTGATAAAACCGTACTTCCCAAGTGCTTTTTGGGCGTCAGTTTGCGATGCAAAATCTTGATCCATTTGTTGGTTTTCAAGAGGGCTGCGGCTAAATTTTGAATAAGCTTTTTCACCCGTGTCTATTGCATCACTGGATTCAAATGCTTCTCTTGCCCTGTTACGGGCATTTGCATAAAGAGAAGACCCGTTCTCTGTCATATGCTGATCGAGCGCATCACGAATTTGTTTTGCAGCATTATAGTTATTTTGTGCCGCGTTTTTTGTTTCTGGGTTACGAGATAAAGTATCTCCAGTATCGCGCAATTGACGATACACGCGATCCCAATATGATAAATTTCCATCTTGAGCAGCTTGCGCGGCTTTTCCCGAAATTTGTTGCAGACCTTGAGGGGTTGCAACCCAAGTGCTTTCAGTTCCTGCAGACGCTTCTGTAGGAATTACATAACGATTGGCGTTGATATCGTTTGCAATATTTTTTTGAACAATTGCTTCTGCGTCCTTCACGTTTTGGAAGTCACCTATTTCACCAAATATACTACGAGGAACTGCCGCTGCTTTAGGGTTAGCACGAGCAAGATCATAAAGCTTGTCAACATCCGCACGATCGGCTTGTTCAACAAAATTCTGTAAACTAGAAGCATCATCCATTGGATGACGTGCCACTTGTTCAAGAGAATTTTTTACACCCAAACGAAGTTGATCAAGTTTTTGTGGGGATCCGGCCTCAACATTAAATTGAGTTAGTTCATTTGGATAATCCGATGACCTGTTTGCCTGACGTTCAACAAGTCTCCGAATATTGCTTCCGGGCGGAGCAACATCCAAAATATTATCGGTAGAAGAAAATTTGGATGGATCAATTGTTCCATTGCGAATATCGGTTTGCAATGCTTCAGAAACAGCTTTTTTGGCTGCTTCATCTGAACCAAACATAGTTTTTCCAGCAGCGCCCAATCCTTCACCCGCAAGTAACCCACCAATCGTAATGATTGGTTTTATATAGGGATTTTCTGGATTTTGTTGTTGTACAGATTCGGCACCATAACCAACGCCTAATCCTGTCATAAATTGTCTGGCTTTGGAAAGAAGGCTACCTTCTCCGCCACCGGCAACCGTTGTGCCAAGTTCAGTACCAGATTCAACGCGTTGTTCTGCAGGGTTTTTAGACTGGTACAAATAAGGCGACACTAAATTTTTAATGTCTTCCGAGGATGGAATAAAATCAAATGGCCCCGACAAATAAGAAGGTTGGTTTTCAGGCGCAAATATTTTTTGATAACGCGTATTAATATCCTGATATTGTTCAGGCGTTGTCGTAGCTTTTGTATAAAGTTGAGCGGCAGCCAAAGGGATAGATCCAATGTCCTTCACCGTTCCGGCTATATTTGCCATTCCTTTTGCAGCGCCGGTTGTAGCGGCTCCCATGCCACCTTTTAAAGTTAGTGGCTGTTCAACAGGAATAGTTTTTCTGTCTTCATCAAACGTAAAACCGTTTTTATCATCCACTGGGGTAGAGGATTGCGGAATTTCGTCAAAAGTAAAACCTTGATCGGTATTATCCATGACGCACCTTTATTCATCAATGTTAAAATAACGAAGAATTTTATTTCCAAACTTATTGCGAATGCTTGCTTTTTGAGCGTTTGTTAATTGTTCGCCAGACGTCAAAACATCCATAAGATTGCGTTTGTTTCTTTCCTTGACGGGCGTCTTAAACATGCGTTCAAGATTTGCCGCCTCAGTAGAATAAGTACCGCGGTTGTAATCATTCTCAAATTGCTGATCGAGACCTTTACCAGCGTATTTTGCAAAAGCTGCGCCACCCGGCGTTGATGCAACAGTATTGTAGAATTGATTAAAATAATTATCGCGGTCAATTTCTTTTTGATTGGTTGTTATGAGTTGAGCCATCAAACGAGCTTGACTGTTTTTATCCATTAAATTGCTCGGTAACGCACCGGATAAAGTTTGCAATGCAGCATAGGCATGCTGTCCAGCGGCCGATGTGGCTTGAGCCTGTAATTGTGTAACAAGTTTATCAACTTCTTTTTGATCTGTAAGAATGTTTGGATTCTTAATCAAATTAGGCGCACCAAGAACAGCGCCAAAATGGTTCATTGTATCCATAACTGGAGCCAAAACCGCTTGTAGTTGACCGCCTGATGATCCTCCTGTTTCAGGAATACGTGAGAATGATCCAGCCAAAGGCAACAAAAGACTACGTTGATCACGGGAAGCGCGGCCAAGAGCAGATTGTCCACTAAACACATCCCCTGCAGGATCTTGAGCCACACGCGCTTGTTGAAGGTTATTTTTAGCCAAGTTCAAAGCATCAGGAGAAAGCGTAACGCTCGTTTCACCCTTTGCCAATTGCGGAGCAGTTGTAGATTCTCCTTTAACTTGAGCAGGTTCAGCCACATTCTTTGATGCGTCCGTTCCAGCAAGAGGAGCGAGAGGTTGAGAAACGATTGCTGTATCTTTACCGCTCGGCGTTGGCGCAATAACGTCAGATCCCGCAGCAGGTGGTTTTAATCCAGCAGATGGATTTTTAGCGACATATTCGCGAATTTGGTTTTCCTGATCCGCAGTAAGACGAGGACGCGTTTTAGGATCACCGTAAAGCCAATCGTAGGCAGACATAATGTTGCCTTCGGTGCCGTCTGGATATTGAGCGTTGATAAACAATTGATTGCCAACGGCAAACACGCGGTTCTTTGCGGTTTCCGCTTTCTTGGCGGCCGTTTCTGCTTCGGTTTGTTTGAGACCAGCTTGTTGCGTTTGAATGCCTGCGTAGGTTTTGGCGCCTGCACCTAAACCTTGCAAAATAGCGGATCCAAGATACGGGCTATTTGATGATGCCATAGCTCCAAGACCGGCAAGAAGAGGGACAACGTTTTGCGTTGTCATCAAATCACCCAAGCCACCTTGCTGCTGCGCTTCTTGCGCGTGAGCTGAACCAACACCGAACAAATCACCAAGCGATAACCCACCAAATTTTTGTTTTGGGCCAAGGCCAGACCATGTTGGAGCAAGAGACGAAATCATGTCTTTGGTTACGCCATTGCTTTTAAGGTCAGCGTCAAGATCACGGCCGGTGCGTTGTTTATAATCTAAAGTAGCGCGTTTAATTGCGGCAGCATCTTGATTAAATGGCGTCATCGGCTGATTGCCGGTCGTGTCGTTCCAAGTGTCTTTGGTAAATTGATAACGACCGGACGCTGTGCTTGTTCCACCTTCACCTACAAGGCCGGGGTGAGGCTGATGAGGATCAATATGTGTTTTTCCGCCGTTAACGATGTCGTATTGATTGCCGCTTTCTGGGCCAGAAATAGCCGTAAGCAGTGGTTTCCAATGATCTGGAACTGCTTTAGTGAACCCGCCATTTGACGTGTCAAATGGATCATCTACCGGTTTGTCTCCACCGCCTACTACGTTGCCTTCGCTGCCGTCGTGATGTTCGCGCTCAACGGCGCCTCCGCGGTTTGCAAACATTGCCAATGACGCCAAGAAATCACCAATAGCTGGGCCGGCAGATGCAGCCATTTTAGCGGCACCAAGCGCGTCACCAACGCTTAAACCAGTTTGCGATGGGGCACCTGTTGGGTTTGCCGCGGTCATAAGACCATGTTGTTTTTTATTATCATCTTCAGGAATATCGAGTTTTTTGTCTTCTTCTTTTTCATATGGAACGTCGCCGCCATCGGCGTAACCAACAAGACCTCCGCTGGCTTGGAAACCACCTTCAGGAGTACGGCCCATTTGATCTGCAGCTTGTTGTTGTTTCTTTAAAAAATCAGAAACATTATCTGCGGCTGCTTTACCTAAACCTTTATTACCATATTTATCGGTGCCAAAAAAATTTGCACCTTCTTGCGCTTCTTGCGCTACGTTCATAACTTGCGATAAGCCGGATTGAGGGTTAGCTGGTGGGGCGCCAGCAACTTTTAATTCACGTTGTTGTTGTTGCGCCTGAGGAACATAAGACGACATGCCCGGGGTTCCGGTTGTTGTCCTACCGGCTTGCTGACCTGCCTGTTCAATTAATTTTTCATACATGGCTTTTTGAGCGGCCGTTAATTGGCCGACCATATCACCGTCATAATGGTGTTCACGGCCGCCAAGGCCAAAGCCCATGCCTTCATGCTGCGGCATAACAAGACCGCCTTCCGCACGAGCGGCACGATCGTAATCGACTGTTTTGTATCCACCTGCAAGACCAACGGCCTCTGGGTGCTTTTTCTCAACCTCATCAGCCATGAAACCAATATGCGTTTGCTCGGCAGGGTCTCCTTTATACTTAAATGTATAAATTGGAAGGCCGTTATGGGCGGTGCCAACGCGTTTGATATCTTCTTTAAGGCGACGATCGGAGAAGAATGGCATAGGCTGTTGCGTGGTCGTCGTCGATCCAGACAGAGCGCCAGTGCCTTCTGCGATGTTTGCAAGAAACTGAGCCACTTGGAATGGATAAGCTTGCTGCTGCAGGAACTGATTGTAAAGAGCCGTATTGCCTGCCTGCGTCGTTTGTTGGCCAAGCGTACCTGCACCGAGTTGTGCCTGTGCGCCTGTAAGTCCAGCGGTTTGAGCGCCAGTGCCTAAAGCGCCCATTTGGTTGGCCAAGGCACCTTGCTGACCAATACCGGCAAGATAATTTTGAGCAGCGTTTTGATACCCTTGCGAAGCCATTTGGCCAAGCGTTTGACCCATAGCAAGGTTTTGCTGGTTCATAAGTGCGGCTTGAGCAATATTCCCGCGATCGCCACCAAATGCTCCTTGACTAATAGCGTTGCCAAGAAGTTTTTGTTGCTCTTGCTGGTTAATGTTTTGCATCTGGGCAGCCGTGGCACCCATTGCTTGATTAACGAACGGGTTCATATAACCCGAGACGCCTTGCTGAAAACCTTCAGGCGTCAATCCGCCATAAGCATTGGCAGTGCCTTGCATGGCTGCGCCATAAGCAGGCTGTGCCGCATTAGCGTATTGATTAATGTTGCTAATACCGGCCTGTTGTTGTTGATTAAGAGGCGCAACAAAAGCATTTGGATCGGTGCTGTATTGTTGGAATGGTTGAGCTGCAGTTTTTTCTGCAGTAGTATTGACCGCGTTATACCGAGCCAGAACTTCTGGTGGGATTTGTACACTCTGGGTCGTCGTGCCGGTCTTGCCACCCATCTTAATGCTCCGTCACATGCTCTTCATGCCCAGTGCGGACATTGTATAAGAAAAAAGCCCCTGCAGGAGGCCCAAAAGAACGTTCATAAAGCCTGATCTTTGATTCGGTCCGATGATTGGACAGAACCCCGATAATCAGGGGTATATTCAACTCGTCAGCGACTTTTTTTGAGAAGTCGCATAAAGTACTAGCGTGTAATTTGGTGGCCGAACGACGGCCGCCTTCGCTCTTCCTAAATGCGGGATCCACAAAAATAGCCTTTTCCTCGAGCATCCAACTATCAGAATACCACATTTGCGACAGTCTTAAAAGGACCGCGCCTTCAATCTTTTCGCCGGGTTTTCCAATAATGCCCACTAACCCTTGCCAAAGATATAAAGCCGGGCGGATCATGCCGAGCATTTTCTCTGGATTTACGTCTTTAATTCCGTTTTCTTCCCAAGCACGAAGCGCCAATTCCAACATCGCCGTCTCGTCTGCGGGTGTTCCTAAACGTACTTCGGTCATTAATCCCTCTTTGGCCCCGGTAATTTTTTTAACGTATCTATGGTCTTTTTACGATATCCAGTCACAAAATGATCAAGTATGTCGTGACCGTGATCGATGTCACCGCCGCCTAAACGTGTAACATCTTCTGGGCTAATAACATATTCTCCGCCGGCCGCCACTATTTCTACTAACGTTTCGCCACCTTCTGCGCGGCCTGTATACGGTTTTCCCTCGGCATATGGTTGCGCGGCTTCGGTGTAGGGCTGTTTTTGGGTATTAAAATAAGGCGCCGATGAGAACATGCGACGAGCTATTTTAAATCCGGCCATCGTGTTGCCTTCGCCCATGGCACCGATAATGTCCGCCGGAATAACATAGGATCCAGCTTTTACATTCATTGGCAAGTGGTCCGTGCGGCCGGCAACCGGGCTATGAATAGGGCCCGTGTGCGTCATGTGCACGGGTTTGGCATATTCCACTGACGGAATGCTGCGAGTATCCATAGGCCCACCACCCGCTTTTGTATAACGAGCCGTATTTAACGCAGCCGCGATCGCCTGATCTTGCGGATGACCCGCATGGACCATCTCGCTGATGTTGTGACTGATCGTCTTTTGAGATTTACCGTGTGCTAATGGCATGACGACCTCAGATATTTGGCGTGTAAGAAACGACGGCAGACATACCCGTCTGGCAAACAACGACTAAGCCATTGGAATAATGAATGCGGGTGTCGCGGTATGGAACGAAATTAGAGGCGTTGGCGGGAAGTGAAGCATAAATAAGGTTAGACGAACCAATGCCGCCCGTTGTCGCGCTGTCGTAAATAAGCACTTGGTTTGACCCAGACGACGCAGGAATGGAAATGCTAAACATAATGCCTTTGCCAACCACAATTGACGTTGTTGTGGCTACAACCGTAGGACATGAGTTGGTTGGGTTGTTCCCTGCCGCAAAACCAGCAAGGATTGTTACCTCGGTGGCAAGTGTTTGCAAATAACCGGAAAGGTTATTGATAGCGATAACGCCGTTCTTTTGCGTGGTGAGAATATCGTCGAGTGACGCACCCATTAGAATCTCCCGTCAATCTGATAGCGGTATCTGATTGCACCAAGCCGCCAAAAAGTATCCGTATCATTAGAAGATATATTAAATGCCATCAAACGCGCCCTAATACGGACAGATATGTATTCGGTCGCCTGCGTCATTGTATAGGGACCGTATTGCACGGGCGTATCGCCGGGGTAATTGGTAACGTAGAATGTAATCTGCACCGTGGCATTAGGGTTACCAGAATATGTACCCCATTTCATGTCGGGCCAGATTTGATCAATAAAGATCAAGTTATCAGCTTCGTTAAGCTGAAAATATCCTGTCTGGAAAGATGATAGCATAGCTACCCCGTATCCAGCATTATTTCCTATTTCGTGCTGATATAAATAATTGTCAGACCCAGCACCAATGGGAGATCCAAGAACAGACTGGTCAATCCAAGCAGTACGACCCAAAGTTCCAAAATCCCATTGTTCAAGAACCGTATTGTATTTAACATAACTATCGTTCTCTGTGGACGAGGCAGAAGGATAGTACCAAGTAATTTCGTTGAACTGACTGTTTACGCCGCAAGCAACTTTATAAAGATATGACGTATTGATGTTTTGGAAAATAACGTCCCAAACAGGACATGGGATAGATTGAACGCCCGAACCGACCATCATAAAGAATTGCTTTTGGCTCATCCAATAGACAGCGCCGTTTAACTGACCCGAACAATGACGTGATACAGCGCCGCAATTTGAGCCAATCTTGTTGAACCCATAGACAAACGGAGCTCCAACATATTGCATCGCCCATAAATCAAGGTCGGTCCATAAAAGACCCTGTTGTGGTCCTTGGATACCAGCCATGATCTTGGATCCCGTTGGGATACGATAAGAACCCGCTTGGTTGGTAACAGTGCCATTCCATGACGTAAAATCGCCAATGTCTGACCAGCGGACCAGAAGCGGATCGGGCGAAAGCGTAAACGATGAGCCGTAAGCAATTACTTGGCGTTGAGGCATGGCGACGAAGATGCCACTGTTTACAAGAGGACCGTTACCGCCAATGATTTGAGCATTTTGTAATTGACCGCTTGGATCCCAATAATAAATTGCACCACCCGCAGGGCAAGCAATTAAATCTTGACCAAAGTTATCAAGCGTCCAATCAGTTGCCGTAATTGATGTTCCGGGAACACTTGGCTGCGTAGTTCCGACACCAAAGCCACCGACGCCAAAACCACCTACGCCAAAGCCCGTGCTGGTGGCTTGCGGTCCTTGAGCAACGTAAAATGTTGATTGAATATTACCACTATTAATATAAGCACTTACGGCGCTTCCTGCTGTATTTTGTGCTGAAAAAGTGAAGATGCTAGACGAGGTAACCGATAAAACAGTGTAAAGTCCAAATAAAGTTAATCCAGCTAAATTTGAATTTATTGTAGTTGATGATACGGTTTGACTAGTGCTGACAGTATAAGTTCCAACGCCACCATTGCCAGTTCCTAAAGCGGTAATTGTTGTTCCTCCAGTAACGCCAGAACCATTAATAGTCGCACCAACTATAATAGACCCGCTTGAAATTGAAGTGACCGTTAATAAGGTGCCAGAAATTGAGCCTGTAAATGTAGCACCTGTCGACACGCCAATGTAAAATTGACTTCCAACGCTGTAACCGTGATTAGCAAAAGTACAGGTTACAATTGAAGAGCCACTTGTTGTTGTGAAGTAATAAGATGCGCCAGCGTTTGAAACAGACGATGTAGCATTATTTGCAGCCTGAATTGAATAATTTGCGCCGTATTGAATAGTACCAGCAACCGTTTGAGATCCTGTTGCGGTGCTTGCAAATGAAACCGATGTGGTCGAAGAAGACGTAACAACCCATGAACCATTATATTGTAATGGCGTGACGCCACTAATTAAAATAATTGATCCAATTGGAGGCGCGACTGATTGAGCAGGAAATGTAATTGTCGCAATTGTCCCCGTACCACTTGCGGTGCTTGTTGCAACACTTACAGCGGCAGTAGCAGAATAAATAGGATATGGACCATTAAGAGATAACCCGCCGATCGTTACAGGTGTTACATAATCCACGTAATCTAATGTTGATGCGATAATACCATAATCAACCACTTGTATAAGGTTTGAATTGTTTGTGGTTGTAAAGTTTGGCCCAGAATTAGTAATGGTCGTTTGAGGAGTAATTGGTACGTTAGTACTATTCGTTAACACGCTAAGAGAAGACTCAGCGCCAATTCCTAGGTGGTTAACAGCATTAAGATCCGCCCAGCCCTTTAACGATCTAACTTTACTGTTCACCTGCAAAGGTATAGCAGAAGAAGGATACCCCACCCAACCACCAAGCTTTTGTGCGAGACCATAGCCATTGCGTTCTGGTAAAAAACGAACAAGCTGAGACGATGAATATGCCGCTTCATTCAACGCGGGGGTTGTATTTGTTTCGACGCCGGGCTTCAGCTTGATCGTATTATGAGGCATCGGTTACCTCGTTGGCGAGGCAAAAGGTGCAGGAGAATAAGGCGTCCATGCAGCTGATTCAAATTTCTTGCGGTTCTCTTCGACCATGGCGCTTTTGAGTAGGCCCTGATATTGACTTTCATACGTTTGAGCCATGGCAGGATCATCGTTCAAGCGACCAAAGTTGCGTTGATAAGCCGAAATATAGATCATGGAAGCCATGATAAACATATCTGGCAGATAGACCGATATGTAGGTTTGTGTGTTCATGGACGACAAAGGCGCAGAACGCACGGTTCCTGTCAAACGAACGGAATAGGTCAAGTCCGGTATGGGACCAACGATCATATTTTGACTAGTCAAACCAGTTGTCGCAGAGTCGCCACCATAAACTGCGAAATATTGCGGAAGCCCTTGCGTTGAACCTGTGCCATATACATTTTGAATAAATTCTTTTCCAACGGGCAAAAGAGCAGAAGAGTTTCCTGAATTGTCAATTACTTCAAATGTTTCTATAACGACGAATTGAGAAGTCGGAATTGTTAAAGTCCCATTGCCTTGCGTAAAAGAATAAGATGAATTGCTGATTTGGGTTGACAAGAAGTCAAGGTCACGCTGCATCCGCAGTTCGGCATAGGAAATCATTTGGGGCAAAATGATCTGGAAGTTGGAATCCGTTGTCGGAACCACCGCCATTGTCGCTATCTGCTGGACGTAGGTGTTATAATCCATGTCTACACCATGTTAAATGCGGTTTGCTCGACTTCTGACACCCGACGGGACCAGCCTTTGCCAAAAGTACCATAAGTTGACAGAGATTGTAAGAAGGCTAGTCGGGCTTCGCATACCGCTGTAGCAACTTCACGAGCGTTTGCCGTTTCAAGAGCGCGTAACGTGGTGGGTCCGATTTGGCCGTCTGGATTGGTATTGAGTACCGACTGCAGGGTTTTTGCTGCGCGGGACGGACCCGAGTTAATGGCAAAATCGAAGACGGCATAGTCTACGCCTTCCGGCAGATCGTCGCCCTTAACCGTATCCCAATATTTGGCTTTGTACAGGGGCATGACGTCATTGGGCGTTAACGCCTTGATGTCGTCCTTAGTCACCGGATGGCCAACCCAAGCCTCCCAAGTTGCCTTAGTGCAGCCAAGGTTGGTAGCCCCGCCGGGGTCGGAAGGGTTATCAACGTATCCACCTTCGTTTTTAAGGACGAGGGCAAAGCATTGGGAGAAATTGGTGTTCACTGCTTATTCCCCAAAGAAGCGGTAAGAGCATCGGTCTTTTGTTTGGAGCCAGCGGAAGAGCCAAAATAAAAACCCATAACGCTAGTCCAAGCAGTCCCGAGCGTACCGATCAGCATCAAAAGGGCCTCGCCACCCGTGGCTGGAAGGCCAAAGTGCAGGATGTATGCAATGATGCCGAAGAACCCAAGAGTGACGCCAACCGCCAACACACGGGGGATCCAATCGCGGGTTGCAATTTGCATATTACGGGCTGAATCGCGATCCTGTTCAGAAATACGTTCCAAATCAATGTCCAACGATTTCATCTGAACCTTAAAGTCCGCGTCAATCTTTTTAAGTGCAGCTAGTTGATCGCCAGTAGGATTGGCAAGAGCCGACATAATGTCGTCCTCG